TAGCCATTGGTTAATTACCGACGTTGTTTATTTGTTTATGTCTAATATCTTGTCTATAGTTCTTTGATTGGCGGATCTGTTTTGTACTTTCTGATTCCTCTCCTCTATTAAAAGTTTCTGGACATCATTCTCTTTTTTAATCTTTGCCCAAGCTCGTTTCTTAGCTCTATCAAAGATCTTGGCAATACGTTTATAATGTGGAAATGATCTAGGTTCAGTAGATTTGTTACCACTTCTTTTTTCATATTGCATCTCAGCTAATGAAGCTTGAATACTTTCACTATTAGCTAAGTCATCAAACTGTTTTAGTAAGTTCTGTTCCCCTATGGCTTTCTGATACATCGACCTAACTTTCGGACTATCGCTTAAGTCCGTACCATCAGGTGCAGCATAAGAAGAAGTTCTAAGGTCATATCCGCTATTAAATAACAACTCTCTACCCGGTGAATAATCTAAGTTGAAATTCACAGGTGAGACTGAATTAAACATACGAGTCATAAAGTTATGATCTTTAATTGGCTTACCAGTTAAGATGTCGTATTTAATAGGTAGAGGATCGAAAGCTACGTTCTCTGAAATTAGGTTTCTATTCCTAATAGAACTTTCAATATCAGAACCTAACTCTCGTGTATAAGGAGTTAATACCTTACCTATCTCATTACGTAAACTTGATAGAGGTAAAGTGTTATTCATTAATGAAGCAATGATTCTGTTTTGTTGTCCGGGTTGACCAGAGAACAAATCAACAAATGATTGCAAACCAGCTAGATAAGATTTACTGGTAATAGTTCCAGATAATGCAACTGCTAGTTTCTGTAGATTATCTTCAGCCCACTCTTCACCCATTAACTCTTGATGATCTCCTATGTCCCCTACTAATGCAAGTATTTGGTTATAAGGTTCAAAGGCATCATAGTTAACCCAGACATCACCAAGTTTAATTGTTCTTGGTTTCCATCCAGCATCCATCCATGCTTGTCTTTGCTTTCTATCAGTAGGACCATTTCCATGTAAACCACCATTTAGGTATGCCATACTAGCCATGAATAAGGCAGAACCTCCCATAGCTAATCGTCCATTTTGGACTGCCTTAGCAGTCATCAAGTCACGTGTATTAGTTATCCCGTAATCCTTTAAACCTGTTAAATCACTACCGGGTTTTGCAAATGCAATGTCTCTGTACTCCTTAACTAAGAAGTTAAAACCGGGAGTATGTTTAGCAGTTAGATTTAAACCATTAATACCAGTCCTAGCAAATAAGAAGAAAGGTCTAGCCCATGGTGTTTCATTAAAAGCAGTTTCTAGCTTCTTAGTGAATCCAGTTAAGTCCTGAGTTAAGGTTGCTTCTTTCTTGCTATATGCAGCCGCCGCGTCAGTTAGGTTTCCGCTTTCATCAAATATCTGAGCATTAAAGTTATCTTCAAAATGCTTAAAGAATGTATTGTCTAGATTAACAAAGTTACCATCAGGTAAATTCTCAGCAGCTTGTAAGAATGCTTTCTCTCTGGCTCTTGCTCTACCAATAAGTAAACCAAAGGCATCATCGGTAGCTGCCATGATCTTGGTTGAGTAAGTAAGAAACTTATTATCATTAGCTCCTCTAGTCAGGTTAGCCATACGGAATACAGCTTTATCTGCTTTAGTTCCTCTGGTCTCAGCCCAATGACCATACATGTCCCATTGATCATCTAACTTACTTCTTTCTACATACCTAGTCTTCATGGTTGATATATCACCAGACCAATAAGCATTAAGACGTCTTTTAAATAATTCAAAGGATTCTGGTATGGATTCACGCATTGCATTTAATGCAGCAAGTCCAGCTCTAGAAGTAGTAAAGTCACCTTTCATAGCACCTCCCATAGCCATCGCCATAGGTCTACTGAAAGAAGCAGTAGAGGTACCCATAATTGCTCTTACAGCAGTCTTAGGTCCAGATAACACACTATGTGTCATCATCGTTCCTAGTTCTTTTATTAATGCTCCAACTTCTTTTGATTGACCTTTAAAGCTTCCACCTCTCATCTTTGTACGCATCCATACATCAAAGTCATCTAATGTATGAACATCTTTAGCCATGGATAACCCTTCAAAGATAGCTTTAAATAAATCGTCTCCACCATCCTCCGGAGCAATTTGCATAGCTATACGGAATGCATCAATGCTTTGTTTTACGTCAGCATCGACAGACGCATCAATCTGTTTCCTAGTCATAGGACGTCTGACACGCCCCTGAAGATCTCTACCTTGCTGTGCCCACTCAGCGTTCATCTGCTTTCTGATGGTTAATCCAGCTTCAAACTTTTGTATTAACTGTTGAGCTGGTCCATCTAATTCTCTTAAATCTGCAAAGTCAGATATCTCACGACCTATAGTACCAAGTGCTTTTATATCGCTTAGTAGAGAACCATTAACTGCATCTACTACATGTGCAAATTGTGGGTTAGTAAATTCATAATCAACGACGTTACCCTGTAAGTCTTGTCCACTTACCGATACTTTGTTTTTAGTTACTTCTGCCCAGAACTCCTCTGGAGTGAAATCACTTGTGTTTCTACCTTCATAGATACTTCTAGAAAGTTCTAGATCTCTAGATACCAGTTGTTCAACACTTATACCTTGACGTCTTGCAGTCTCTTCAAGCTGTGCAACTTTGTTTTTACTAAATGCTTTAGTGAGTTGCCTTATGACCTGTCTAGATTCTTTAGCACTGCGAGCCATGTTATCGACTTGCACATTAGTTAATAAAGAACCAGACGTACCTTCTTCCGCACCCCACTTAGTGAAGATATCTTTGATGCTCTTCTTTGCTGATTGTATGGTCTCATTGGAAAATGCAGTACCGACCCATGAGTCCATAATGACTTTATTTTTGAAACCACCCGGACCTACATCTTTAAGTTGTGTCTTACCTTTCTCGATGATTTGGTCGGTTACACTTTTAGCTCTTGTGAAATTTGCTTTACCAGTTTCTGAAATACTTTCAAGTAAAGATTTACCTGTTTCGGTTTTAGCTGCCCAACCTACTGTCTCAAGTACACCATCTATTGCTGTACCGATAAGACCACCTTCAAGGACATTCTTAAACTTCTTAACCATTGGGTGATCTGCTTCTTCAGTAGCAAGTGGTGTATCTAATAGAGGTACTGCTTCTTTTAACTGTCCAGATAAGTTGTGCTTGAGTGAGTCTTTAGTAAGAGCATCAAACCTGAATCCAGTAGCTGCGGATCTCCAAAGCCGTGTGCCTTTTGAAATATTTGCAGCTAACGCCCCTCCGGTAACACCTCCACTTGTTGCAAGTAAAGAAATTACATGAGACGCACCTCGTGTAATTCCTCCTAAGAATGTTTTCGACTCGTAAGGATTATCGTCATCCTTATACATCCAGTCATCCCACTCAGTGTCATAACCACCTTCTTTAGCTTCTCTATCCATTTCACCAGTAAAGAAGTCAATAGCCTGTTCTGGAAGTGTTATCAATGAACCAGCAGTATCCCTTAAGCCAACGGCTCCAGAAACTGCTACATCTTTAACTCGATCTCCCAGAGTCAGTTCTTTATCCTCTACCTCTTCTTCGACAGGTTCCTCTGGAGTCTGTCTTGCTTCTTCTCTTTGTTGTACAGCATTAGTCATTGTTTGGACTGCTGCTGTTGTATCTTCCAGTGACAAGCCGTCACCAGATCCTAAATCAATAATTGGTTCATCCATTAGTTACCACGGTAATAATTCGCGTATTGATTGACGCGAACCGCAGTTACACGCCGGGAGTCAATAATGCTTTTTTGTTATAAATAGAAGTTTTGACATTTGGCTCTTCACCATTGACTTCATAGCCATAGTCAATCATTGCTCTAGTTTGTCTGGAGCGTGTTGGGTAGTGGTATATAAGTCTTGCTCTATTAGGTTTCTTCTCTATGTCATCCACTTCTCTATCTTTTACTTCTGCTTCACCATCAGACAATATAGATGCTTGACGTTGTGCTAAGTCGTAAGGGCTTATTCCAAGTCTTTTAGCAACTTCTCTATAATGTTCTGGTATATCACTTGTACGTAATAATGGAGTCTTGGTCCACATTAGTAGTTGTTGTTGATCTTTCGTAGAAGCACTTATTTTATTCTGCCTCCACTTTCCACCTCCACCTTGACCTAGTGCTACTGTCTTTAGCTTGAACTTTGCTTCATCACTTTCAGGATCGTATTCACCATCCATCATTCTTGTTGTGGTGCGTTCATCATTAGCAGCAGCCTGTACTGCAGCTTTAGCAGCTTGGAATGCAGTTTCAGGTTCAGCTATTTGTACTCCATCTTTATATAAAGTCTTGGCATAAGTCTCATTAAAGAGTTCAGTTAATGCTTCATTAAGGTTTATCCACTCTGGAGTTCCTACATCTTCTACTCCAATGATGTCTCCACTACCTTCATTAGTGTATGACCTAATCCACATAGCAGCTCTTTTAGCATCTGCTGTACCGGGAGTTAATGCACTTGTACCTACGATTTTATTGGAGTATTTGTTATACACTTCATTACTGACGTTAGCTAATTGGAAGTCATATAAGACACCATCTTGATATCTAAGCCGTTGAGTGATTTGTTCTTCAGCTAGGTAGTCTTCAACATGCCCAGCTAATGCACCAGATAATTCAGCAGGTACATAACCGTTATACTTATCTTTATATACAGCAGCCATAGTTGCTTTCTCTTCATTAGTCCAGTCATCTTTAGATCTAATGATTTGTAAGTCAGCAGCTATGTCATTATCTCGTTTTTGTTCTCTAGCTTGAGTACCTAATCGAGCAGCTTCAGCTAAGTCTTCTGGTAGATCCGACCACTCATTCCATGAGGTCATTGACTTCATAGACCCATCTCTAGCCTGCTCTTCGTGATAAAGAATAGACATAGCTTGTGGGTAAGTAATCTTATCTTCTTTAACTAAACCAATAAGGTTTTCTTTAAAGGCAATACGACCAGCAGCAAGTGTTGTGTTATTTCTAGCAGCGTATCTTTGTGCAAACTTATGAGCATTGTTATATCCATCAGCAGGGTTAGCTGTGACAAAACCTGATTCAATAGCTCTTAGATCACTTTCCTGATTCTGTACTTGATACGCTTTTTCTCTAGCTATTGCTTGTTGCTTTCTTCTATTAGCATCGTACTTCTCTATCTCAGGTTTAACGACGGTAGCAACTAAAGATTCGTTTAGACCTGCAAACTGTCTAGCGTAGTTGAACTTAATCTTCTCATCTAATGCAGCTTGTTCAGCAGAGTTTAAATTATCCCTATGGTATTTCTTGACACCATTGATTTCGATAAACTCATTTTCGTAAGCTTGATAGACATACTGGTCATACCCTTTAGCTTTCTGTAAAGCGTACTGTTCAGCAACAATATACTTCTCCCATCCAGCCATGTTCCGGAAATCATTAGCTGTAATGCTATCTCCAGTTTCAGCCTCATACTTAGTTGCAAACTCTTCAGCTTTTAATGAGTCTTCAAATAGAAGGTCACGTTCACCTTTGAAGTGTGCTTCTAATTCTGGACTTACTCCTTGGGTAAGCATTTCAAATGCGATGACAGCTTCCCTATCTTCTCTATGCTTATCTTTTCTTTGTTGGGCTATGCCTTGAATAGTTTTAGAAAGGGTACCTAGTTGATCCCATGTCTTTTCGTTGTTCCTGATTCTGGTTTCACTATTCTGGATTAGTTGATTTAATCTGTTTTTTTCAGATGCTTGGATAGCATTATTAGATTTCTCTAGTTCAGGTACTAAATCAACTATTTGTTCAGGGTCAAAGTTTCCAGCTTCAACCTCGTATCTTGGAATTATTGCCATGGAGTCTGTAATTGAAATGATTGACTAAATGGAACACGAGCTGTGTCTAAGGTTTGTTTTTTAAGATAAGAATTACTGAAGTTTGGTGTAAAATTAGTAGATCCAATAGGTGTGTTTAATTTATTTGCATAGTCTTTAGTTTGATTACCTTCTATACCTGCACCAATAGCTTGAGCTGCACCTAACATTAATGTCATACCTACGTTCTGCATAACAGGGGCAGGTGGTGCTACATCAGGTACTGGTTGGATTGCCACATCACTAAATGATCTATTCAGCGAAGACTTCAGTTGTCTATTTACATCTTCGTTGTATTGCTTTGCTTTATGTTGTGCCATAGATAAACCTCTAGATCTCATGGCTTGGCTCATACCATAGTTAGCTTTATTCATTACTAACATTCTTCCCATTCCTTTACCTCCTACACCTCTCTCAGCAAAGGATGCTTGAAGTGCTCCTTCACCTTGCATCATCTTCTTAAAGTCTTCTTGGTTCTCTAAGATAGCTAAAGCTTGTGCATTGTTTAATGAGATTTGAGTTCTAGTATAAGCTCGCTGTGCAGCGACATTAGCTAGATCTACCTCTTGGTCAAACTGTGTGATTTTCGTTTGGTATAATGAACGCTCTTGCATCCACTTACGTTCACGTACTTTTAATTGATATTGGTATTGTCTACGTCTCTCAGCATTAGCTTGAGACGCTGCCATAGCTCCGCCTATTGCGGAGAACGCTGGACCTATTGCTGCTACGTCGCACACGGGCAAACTCTATAAAGGATAAATTGTTGGGTCCATGTTTAAATCTTCTAAGAAATTTGAACCCTAAGAATCGGAGTAACTTTAAATGGAC